CGAATGGTTCAAAGCGCGGTGGGGGGATTCGGTCATGCTCACGAGTTCGAAACCCGCGGCCGGGCGCTTTGGCAATACCGCCAAAGGCTCGCGTTACTCGCTCTCGTTGGGCATGGGTATCACCGGAAAGCATTTCGATCTGATCAACATAGACGATCCACACAACGCCAAAATGGTAAGCGTGGCCGACATCAAAGCCTTTGAAGGGATCTGGCGAAACGTGCTCCCGACGCGTGCGCGTACGCCAAAGAATTTGAAGCGCCTCATGGCCATGCAGCGATTGCATTTCAAAGACGGATCGGCTCTTTTTATGAAAGAGCCCTCGTGTGTCCATCTGTGCATCCCCATGGAGTACAATCCGAAAACGACGATCCGCACCGATTATTTTACAGATCCGCGCACTGAAGAGAATGAGCTCATGTGGCCCGATCGTTTCGATCGCGCATACGTGGAGAAAACCAAAATCACGATGGGCCCGCAGAACGCAGCGAGCCAGTTTGAACAAAACCCTGTACCCGACGGCGGCTTGCTGTTCAAATCCGAGTGGTTCCAATTTTACGACGTGCTCCCCGAGCGTTTGGACGAAATGCTAATCAGTGTAGACTGCACGTTTGCAGGGTCCGATAACAGCGACTACACCGTGCTCCAAGTCTGGGCGCGAGAGGGTGGCCGTTATTATTTGGTCGATCAATTTCGAGACAAGATCGCGTTCCCCGATCTTGTGAAAATGCTCCATGTGTGGATTAAAAAATACCCCTACGCCGTGACGAAATTGGTGGAGGGTAAGGCCAACGGCCAAGCGCTGATCAACACGCTTGAAGCCGAAGTGCCCGGCATCGTCAAAATCAATCCGACTGCTAGCAAGGTGGCGCGCGCAAACGCTATAACCGGCTACGTCAAAGCGGGCAGTGTGTTGTTCCCACAATTTGCGCCTTTCAAAAACGATCTATTGACTGAGCTCGAGGCGTTTCCAGTTGGCACAAATGACGATCAAGTCGACGCGATGTCGCAAGCGCTAAACTATTGGATCGCCGAAGGGCAAGGGATCGTCGAGGCAATGCAGGCCGCGAAAGCCAACAACGTCGATTTCGACCAGCTTTTTAACTACTAGAAATTTATTTTCGCGCCGATCGAAAATAAATATTGCGTACCGAAACGCCTAGGCGTATTGTCTGTTCATGGGCGGCGGACACCGCCCTAGAAAAGGAAGATACGAAAATGAAAATCAGCACTGCAATGAACCTCGGATTTAAGACTCAAGAAGGCGCTCGCAAGGCTTCGGAGGCTTTCCGCGGCTACAATGGCTCGGGTCGCACGGTTGCCGTGTTTTGCAACGGCGTAGAGCGCTTCTTTGCGCTCGGCGCGATGACCTCTGGCGGTTGCAATACCTACGGCCGCGGTGGTCGTATGATCCCCGTTGCCACTGTTGCCGAAATGACCGGCTACTAACTCGACCCGCCCGGCGAAAGCCGGGCTTATTTGGAGGTTGTTATGGGTATCGGTTATCGCCCTCACAGGCCTATATCTAACGCCGCTAAAGGGCGCCTTAATCAACTAGGTAGGGCCCGGTCTGATTGGATGGCATCCCATTACTCCGGAACGTCAGAGGACAAGAACATGCTACCGAGCCATGCGCCGCGCTAAGGGGGAATCATGATTAAGAGATTCGAAGTCGGAAAATCCTATCGCTGCGTGTTCTGCGAAGATTTTTACCAGGTCCACAATATTCAATCAGAATTTTTGAAAGTCTACCCTGCGCGAGAACCGCGTATTCGGGTCACCGTCAAACGCTACTTGTCTTGGACCGGTCCCGAGATCTTCGATCTTATGCTGCAGTCATCCGCTTGTCTTGGGCCTTGCCGTGTTTCTGCAAGCCTGGAAGAGGGCCAAATATGAGGTGGCTCTCTGTTTACGTGTCTCCGATCTCTGCGCATACAATGTCGAGCGAGCGGCTCACGGCAATGTCGGAGGCCTACGCCGATGCGCTCAGGCGCATCTACGATCAGCTTTTTAACTACTAGAAATTTATTTTCGCGCCGATCGAAAATAAATCTTGCAGGTTAAAACGCCTAGGCGTATAGATAGATACATGGACGGCGGGGACGCCATCCAAGAAAGAAGAAAACATGAAAAACCCAATGAGCCACGCCTACAAGACCCAAGAAGCCGCCCGCAAAGCATCCGAATCCCTCCGAGGCTACAACGGCACCGGACGCGCCCTAGCGGTGTACAGTAATGGCGTAGAAGGCTTCTTCGCCCTCGGATCTGAGACCAGCAAGGGGACCCTCGTTTACGGCCTCCGCGGCATCAAAATGCCCCGCGATGTTATGTCGGCCCTGACTGGCTACTGACCCGACCCGCCCGGCGAAAGCCGGGCTTTCTTTGGAGGTTGTTATGCGTGTAAAGTGCAAGGATCGCAAGGACGAGAGCGCGGGGTCTAATTTGCCGCCCATTGGTTTGAGGTATCGGCCTATAGATCGTATTGAAAGCGGCGGGTATGGGTACTACCTAAAAGCCGGCGATGTTTTTGACCCTAGGGATCTGGGAGAAGCCTGGGGGGAGGAGGAGGGCGGTTTTGAGGTGTCGGCCATTCTAGGGGCCGATATCGTGGCGATACAATCGCTATGCGACATGCTCGCGCCCGGGAGCTTCGTTTTGATTTGGGCCTGGGAAGAATTATGATCGGAGGGCGGTGGTAATGGCCGGAGAATACCTAGGATGTGATTTGCCGTTGACGGCGTGGGAAATCTACAGGATCGAAACGGGCGGGTTTCCGCCGCTGATCCGGCAACTTTTGCGCTTGCACAAAACGGCGTTATCGGAGTTGGAAAACCATTCGGACGATTGCGTACCCGCCGCCGATGTCGAAGAAATCGAAGAAGAGCGCGACGGGTACAAGACGCAAGCCGCAGCCGCAGAAGAGGCGGCGAATCAGATCCGCGCGCTGTGCGACGAAGTCGACGAAAAAGAGATCGCTGCGTCTGAGCTGGCGACGAAGATCGAAAAACTTCTGCTGGCCGCTGGCCTGTGAAGCGCCGCTATTTGCAAGCGGCGCGATACGCTGTAGATCGTTATCTGTATCCCATGGAGCCGCCCGACGAAGACCCCCCCCTTGAAGCCGACTACGTCGATCAAGGGGACGCTTCCGAGGCCATGGCTAGGGCGCTGATCGAACAACGCCCGCACCTGTTTACGCTGGACGAGGTGGCGTATGTTTTGGGCGTCTCGCGCGAGACAGTGCGCAAAGCGGAGATATCCGGGCTACGCAAAATTAGAGAGGCCTTCGAGGCGCTGGAACCCTAAGCGTCGGGCGCGTTGCCCGGCGTCGCTTGCATTAGATCTTCGTCGCTTAAACCCTCGGTTAGGTAGTCGGGCAAAACGGGGATGGCTACGCAACGGCATTGGAAGTCCTCGCCAGGGTCGCCCACACTTGGCGGATTGCCCCATTCGAACTCCATGCCCTCAAGCGCAGCATGCTCTTCTCGCACGCGCTCATCCCCCGAGGTTGACCAAATATACGATTTGATGCCGGCGTTGGTTTGCTGTGATTTTACGATCTCCCCATTTAGTTTAAGCGTTTGATCGCGGGCAATAAATTCGGCTTTGCTCTCGGATACGTCCCCGCGCTCCATGACCTCCTCTTTGATCGCTTGGTAGGATTTGCCAAAATTGGACGGATCGCGGAAGATCGAAATCACTTCATCCGTGTAGCCGAACGAAGACTTTTCGAGGTAGCTCGCGATCTGCATTAGGCTTTTTTCGATGTACGCTTGCACGTTCGGAGGATGCGCGCTCGCAGGGATCCCAAAAATCTTCGATGCTTGATCGTTAATCTTTTTGAGCTCTTTGGCCATGGCGATCGCAAACTCACCAGCTTGTTTACGCAACTGTGAGCCGTAGAACGCTTTCAGACGCGCGAACTTGTCGGCCAGGTCTTCGGGGTCTGGCCCGTTCGCCACGCTGTCTTGCTTGGCGAATACGCCGTAATACGGGGCTACAATTTCCTCGAGCTTGCGGCGGTACGCACGCGCGAGCCCGCGAAGCTTGCGCGCGAATTTTCGGTCAACTTGCTTTGTTTTTAGGCGGACCTGATTTGCTTTCAGGCCCATCTTCCGGATCAGTTTCTTCCGATCCTTCGGGCTCAATTTCTTCATTGTTCGGATCCTCAAATTCGGTGTCGGCCGCTAGGTCGGCTTGTAGTTTGGCGACGTCGACCGCAGGCGACGCGAAGGGCAGGTAATCCCCC